CGTAGATGTCGTTGACTCTTGTAGCAAGCGCGTCGAGCCGCTCGAGAACATCAGCTAAGGATGCCGAGGCAGGAGCGTCGCCTTCAGGTTCGGCTGCCTCCTTCGTAACGGGAGCGGTCGCCATCAACTGCAACTGTGCCTTGATGACTTCGCTTACACTGTCGGCAATCGCCTTGACCGCGTCGTCTGTCAGCACAACGGTGAAAGACTCGTCAGATGCTTCCTTCACAGTGACTTCTGGCTCTTCGCCGACCTGCTCTTGTTCTACCTCGGCTTCCTTGGCACGCACGAGCTGCTTGAGCTCGTCGGCAAACAAAGGCAGTCGCTCTACGATCTGATTGGTACGCTCCTCGCCGAGGATCTTGACCAGGAAATCCCGTTTGCGGGCGTCGATGGTGGGGGCCTGGGTTTTCACTCCAACCTCTTTCAGTGCAAGGCCGCTCCAGGGGAACGCGGCGGCATCCAGGGGCAGAATCGATCGCTCGACGATCATGCCCGGCGGCAAGTACTGGCCGTCATCGGTACGACGACCGTACAGGAACCTGATCGAGGTGCCCATCTTCTCGGCACTCCAGTCGAAGTCGCGAGCTGCACGGCCAAACTCGGTGTCAGCAAAGAGGCCGGACTCGAGAAGGAACCCTGGCTCACCTTCCTTGGCAACCACGGCCTGGAAGTCGCAGGTACCGACGTCGGCGCCTGCTACGTGATACAGACGCAACGGACCACGCTCGCCACTTTCATCAGCAGCCTTCACACACGAGCGCAGGAAGTCGGTGGTGACAATCTCCTTGTCGCGGTCCTGGAAGCCACCCGATGAGATAGTGAACCAGCGTGTCGGCCCTTCTACTTCGTTGGCCTGCTTGAACACGTACAGGCCTGGTGTCATGTCGTCGCCCCCGATGCTCGAGAGCAACATCTCAGTCGACACAACGCCTGCTTCCTTCTTCTCCTCGTCCTCGGGTTCTACGACCTCTGCGATGTCCTCAGGCTCTTCCACGACTTCGGTTACATCAGGAGCCGGCAGCCCTACGGCCTCATTCGCCTTGGCTTCCGCCTCGATCTCGTCCCAACTCTCGTTGAAAGCGGTCACGTAGGTTTCAACCCAGAGCCGCTGCTTTTCCTCGTCGAGTTCCTTGACGGCAGCCGGTATCATGTCCTGCGTGATCATGTCAACGGTCATTTCAGCGGCGACGAAGTTCCCGCTCGTGGGCTCACCACTCGTGGGATCAGCAGCACCGTCCGCCTTTTCCTGCTGGCCTTCCATTACATCCTTCTCCTTTCGCCTGCTCGGCGGTGGCCATGTGAAGGTGTTGCTCGCAACGCCCTCGCCTTGTTTCATACCAATCTTACGGAAGAAGCTGAAGGCATCGGGATGTGCTACGACCTTCACACCCAACCCTTGTGTGGCTGCCTGTCTGAGCACCTCGAACATTGCATGCCGCGCATAGCCGCGATCGCGTGTAGAGACATGGGTCAGCCCCATGTACTTTGTACCGCCACGCCCAATGACATCCTTGCGCAGACCTATGATACCAACAGGCAGGTCACGCCCTGACTTCTCATCACGTCGGCGTACCGTCATGATACCGATCTCGCCGCGGTCGGCTTTGTTCAAGGCATCACGGGCTACGATGCCACGCACACCGGACCAGCGAGCAACACGGTCACGGGCGTCTTGGGGTACATCCTGCCCCTTCTCGAACTTAGCGTAGGATCGCTCACCAGCGACACCGGTTGGTCGATCACCAGAAGAGCCACCGCCGCCCTCTGAAGGTGCGGAGCCGCCGATCTCGCCAGGACGGCCTGTATGGCCCCAGTGACCGCTACCTTCGCCACCTTTGGTACTAACGCTGTGTTCGCTTATGTTGATCGCACGAATTTGTGACAACGCTTCCGCTTCTAGGTCGTGGGTCCCTAGAGTCTTGCCCTGACGCTTGCCGTCTGGGTCTGTCTTGTACACACGGTACTTGTCGTTGATCTTGAAGACTTTATACGGCATTGCGGCCTCCTGGAGTTACTATTTTATTATACCTCACTAAGGTGTTGAAAGCAACCTAACCGAAAGAAGCAGTTAAAAATGCCCGACATGCTACGATCGTTGTCGTGGAGGTACGGAATACACCTTAGCAGTACCTGCAGATGTATGCCCCGCGATCATTATAACATCGGATCGTCGTGCTGCCCCCATCCCCGTCTGTGGTACCGCTAAGATACGATCTCTTGGTATGAACGAGCGTATCACATATCTATTCTCCGCGGCTGCCTCAGTTAGCGCATGTCGCAGATCTGACGTCCACGTAAAAAGAACATGTCGCGCGTTGAAAGAGATCGTCTCGTTGCGCTCGTGTGGTTTGCTCATGGTCACTGCTGCATAGGCTTCGATGCCTTCAACGTCAGCGTCTTTCAGTAGGCTCTGCGTGTACTCGTACTGTGCTTGAAGTTGAGCTACAAGAGCCTTCTGGTCGTCTGGATTAAGCTCTTTCGGTAACTCAGCTAAAAACTTTTTCAAATTAGCGTCAGCAGGTGGGTACTCATAGGGGTGTGCGATGGCTCGCGCGAGTGAGATGTCACCTTTGGCAATCGCATTGGCGCGCACACCTAACCACCTGTAGTATTGATCGCCTGTTTTACGATCAAGGCTGAGTGAGAAAGCGCGTGCTGCTGCGCTCTCGTAGGCAATGAGAGCAAGTGAACTGCTCGGTGGTGCGCTTGTCCAAGTACGTAGGGCACGCTCGACTTGCGTTACGCTCCTGCTATTTCGTTGTGCGATAGCAAGGGCAGCTTCGCGTCTTTGAATGCTATCGCCACCGTAAGAACTTCGGGTTGCTATGAATTTGCTGTAACGTCCTAGGGCTAGGATCCTCTCAGGTCCGGCAACGCTTCTGGGTGCGATACCTGATAGACGAGCACCACCGTAGGTAGCGCCGTTATCGCCACCGTCGCCGGGTGCACTGCCACCTTCTTCCCCTGGTCTACCTGAGTGTCCGAAATTACCGCTGCCTTCGCCACCTTTGCTCGTGTCTCCCTGCGTCATCTCGCCAATAAGAAGGTATGGGGGCAATGCAATCAATAGTTCTTGATCGTCTAGAGGAAATAGCACCTCGGCACCAAAAGACCCAGGTTGTGTTACGTAGATCTTATAACCAACACCTAACGGTGCATCAGGTACAAGAGCAGCTACCGTCATTTCACGCCCTTCCTTGTCGTAACGACAATGTGCACTTTTTCACGCAGCACGTCGGCCCACTCCTTCAGAGTACGTTCAACCTTTGTCTGTTTGTACTCATCGAGTGAGCCCGAGCGATAAACGATAGCCCACGTGGTACTGTCGGGTAAGCCAATATCAATCAGCGCTTTAGCGCACTGTGATGCGTAAAGCAAGCCCTTGAAATTCCAGTCGCTTAAGTCAGCATACTGATCGTATGCCTCGTCGTTGAACTTCTGGAATTCGTCACCAGAGAGCAAATCGATAGCATCACTCTGATACATAGTACCACTATACGGTTTGTATGTCACATGGGGGTATTGATAGAAGAGCTGCAGTGGCATGCCTGTGGCTAGCTGCATCTGCCCGTGTGTTATGAACTCGTATTTCCGATCGGGTGAGATCTGCGGCATGTACACGTCACCACGACGCGGGTTCACAAGTATCGGTGTAGACTCTGGTAGCATATACCCGCGTTCTACACTGATAGGATGCTCCTTGTCGTAGTGACAAACGTTAATACCTGCCGGATACCTCTCGATCTTCTGTGAGATCGCAATGCTGCCCCAGCGCTTCCAGACGGGCGCGCTACTACCAGCACTCACACTATCACCGGGAGCGCTGCCGCCTTCTTCGCCGGGACGTCCGACGTGTCCGAAATTCCCTGACCCCGGGCCACCTTTCACAACGGTGATAATCTTATGCTTTCTCTGTGTCTGTGGTGGGTAGTCGTAAATGCTCTGTAGTTTCGCTGCCCCATTAGCAGCATAGAGTTCAGCGAGATTTCGCCAGTAAGTAGCACATGCCCCACTGTCGTTACGGTGCAGGTACACGTAGTAGGCATCGCTTAACGTGTCTAGTGAGCCGCGCGTTACTGCTGTAGGTCGTACACCATACAGTTTAACCATCTGTAACGGCTCAACACTTGCGAGTTGCTCTTGGAATGCCTCAGTCTGTTCTCTCTGAAGTGAAAAAGCACTATTTTTCGTTGCACTGAGAGCATACAACAATGCGTGTCCAACCTCGTGTGTTAACGTAAACTCCAAGCGTCCCTGTATCACACTGAGGGGGATATGTATACGAGCATTTTTAGAGGCTGCAAGTCCCTCCGTGTCGGCGTCCGTTTGACAAACACCGATGACCCTCTCACCTGTCAGCATGTCGAGAAATACGTCCTCGCACACGACCATGTGATCTGGTGGGTTAGTACTTATTTTAGCGACTAACTGTAAGTGTTGTGCTGGTATGAGTTTCAGCATGTCCTGCAGTTCTGCGTGCAGTCCTGCAGGTACGCCTTCGATCACAGGTGCTAAACGTACGTTCTCACTTTCTTTTGCTTTATGGTGTATAATCTCACCCTCGAAGCCAGCACTCAGAAAGGCTGTGTACAGTTCGTCACGTGCTTTCGTTATTTCGTTGAACGCCGCGACTTGCACTGCAACTGGTGCGCCCTCATACATTTGAGCCTGTCGCAGTTGTTCTAGCCACTCGCGTTGCTCATTTATGTGGGCGCGCAGTGCAGCGGCCGGCAGACCCTCAACAGCTGGCGTACGTGTCAAATGCATGGTTTCATCGCGCGCTACTAGATAGAAATCCGTAGCACGTGAGTTTAATAGCTGTGTGGCATCCTGTACGGACAGTCTAGCACCACCAACGCTATGAGTCTCACCGTCCGGAGTGGTAATCTCGTGTATAGGGTGGTTGTGTAGAACTGTATACACAAGACCACTGTGTTGTAGTAGGTCCCACTCCGCCTCGTTTAGGTGAACCTGATCGTCAGTACCAGGTACGCATAGTGCCACATTGTCGTTGATATCAAGACCTACAACCCATTCAATATCGCCGCTTAGCACATGCTCCCTGAAGGCCGCTACTTTGTCGCCGCTGTTGTTCAGTGCCCTGTTCATAGTGTCAACAGCACGTTGGCGGCCGGCTGCGAAGACCCGTTGCTCCTCTTCTTGTGCCTTGCGTAGCACGTCGCTAGACGCCTCCGGGTTTTGAGCAGCTACTTTGAGACTAACATCACCGCCTCCTAGCCACTCGTGCACAAGGACGTATGCTAAGCCAGCAGCAGTAAGAGACACGCCAACGGCACCAGTTACAAACAACGCTCGTCGCTGACCTGGGCTCATACGCTCTAGAGATGTATCGCTCCCTCCGGGCGCACTGCCGCCTTCTTCCCCTGGTCTACCGGCGTGCCCGAAATTACCGCTGCCAGGACCACCTTTCTGGACTATAGACTCTGTAGCCGTGATCTCAGCGTCTCGATCCGCTACGTCTGGGACGTAATGTATCCAGTTGGCGTTAACAGGATCTTGAATCTCGATTACTGTAGTATCATCTGTCACTTTATCACGTACGTTGCCTGTGCGTTTGTAGTATGCATACGGTACACCGTGACTGAGATCGCGTAGGTCATAGCTCTCTGCTACGAGCGTCTTTGTACCCCTAATACCGCCCGTAGTTACATACTCATACTCAGGCAGGCTGCCGAACCCGGTGCGGCAGGTACTTACGATGTTACGTACCTTAACGTCGGTAGCTAGCACATAGGAGTGAGAGTGCGGTGTTATTGAAGTGTCGTCAATACGCCGGCCTGCGAAACCTGCGGCTGTCTCACGGTCACTTGTCCATGATTCTAGGACGTTACCCACAACGCTGACGAGCATCCCGACTTTGAGATCCTTCTCAGACGTAACACCACGATACAGACGTAACGTGTCGTCAGGATCGAGGCCTTTGAGTTGCAGTTCAGTTTGTGTGTTTCTGTAGATCTCACGCAAAGCGGCATCGAGATTAGCACCGGCATTGGTCGCTACTACGGGTGTCACACCCATGTGACCTGGAGGTATCTCACCTCCCATGCTAGTACCATTGAAGGCTATTAACTCGCGTGCTGCGTTCAATGCCGCGTCCGGCCATAGGTGAAATGGTGGCAGTGCGTACCCTGCAGAGTCACCGCTATTTACGACTTTATCGGGATCTTGTTCGTTCAAGATCTTGTAGTACAAGGGTGCGAAGAAGTCGGCAACCTCACTATCGCGTTTATCATAAGGATCGACAGCTAGGTCGTTGAGGACAGAGAGGGTCAAGTATTCACGCAGCTCACCATCCGTTGGCATACCGTTCTGGGTTACGCGCCACGAGAGCATCTGTTGTTGTTGCCAAAGAGAGGGCGTCACACCGTACACGCGAGCTGCTGAGGCCTGCATAACCAGGCCGGATCTACTATCATTTGCCGAGAGTGCCCATCCACGTAGTAGACCATCAGCGATCTCACGGCGCACACCGGAACCGACGGGTCGATTACTAATGTGCTCTTTCATTGCCACCCGGACTTCATCGTTACGTAGAGCAAGTCGCTGTGTCTCACGTGCTTCTCTGTCAGGATCTCGCGCGAACTCCTTTATGTTAAGGGCATCCGCTGGATTTCCAAAGAGTATGAAGTCATTCGACCACGTGTTAGTGTCGCCCCTACCCGGTACGTAGTTTGGTGGTTGCTTACTGAAGCCCTCAGGCACACCATCGTCACCGGGGGCAGATCCACCTTCTTCACCAGGACGGCCTGCATGGCCAAAGTTACCTGAGCCAGGACCACCTTTGTAGGCTACCTTCAGTGCCCGCGTCATGCAACACCTACCGTGATACGACGATTCTTACCACCGAGGCGCAGCCGCGCTGTCGTCTGCTCATGTTGTACACGCATGCCCATCCCAGGTTGCAGGTCGGGGTGTTCTAATTTGTAGTACAGGTCTTTGATTGCGTCGTTATCAACACGATAACAGCGCAGACCTAAATTGCTATTGTTTAGTTTGTGCACCAAGTCATCTGACAGTTTCTCGTCCGCTTGCGCTCTAGATCTACGACCTGACAACACAGAAAAGGTAGATATCATCATACCCCTAGCGAGCTCAGGCTCAAGTAGCTTCGCGACAGCCTCTGCGCTCGGCCACTTAGCGCCTGGCTCACCTTTTGGGTTCATAGGGTATAAGATGTATGTTGCCTTCGGTGTTATCACTCGCGTCTGATCAACATCATTGTTTATAGCTATGAAGACGTCTTCGAGACTGAATGCAAGGTCTCGCGAAACACTGTCGTCCTCGTATGTGGTCTCCTGATGGTTATGTACAAGTATGGAGCCTTGCAGCGATGGCAGGTCAGAGTCAGCTATATGCACACTGTAGGGGTTGTCGTCAGATGCTCTCTCATGCAGCAGCGTGTTACCAGCACCGTCGAAGACGTATAGCTCTTCATGCATGAGACCCACCATGCTCAATCCCGTCAGACCTATAGCCAGAGCTGTCTCTGGCTTCAGCGCTTCGAAGTTCGAGATGTGCATATACGGGTCAAGGAACCAAGTACTACCCAGACCACGAGCCATATCAACTGACAGTTGGTTAGCGAAGGCTGGAGTGTCACGCGTGGCATACCGTAGCCCTGCAGCCCGCAGATCGGCTATCGATCGTGGACTACCTACAGCGGCACTGCCTCCGTCGCCGGGAGCGCTGCCGCCTTCTTCCCCTGGCCGACCTGCGTGACCGAAATTCCCGCTACCCGGACCACCTTTCACAACGGTGATAATCTTGCGTGCCTTCGTGGGTTGCTCTCGTGTGTCTTCAGGCAGCACCCAAATACAAGGGCCCTGGATCTCAGGACAGAGCAAGTCAATCAGTTGTGCCCCTGCGCTAGCACTCTCTTTACGCGTCACGGGCACGATAGCACGAGGAGGTGTATGTTCGACCGTGACACCCTCGAAGGCATCAGCATCTTTAGGTAATGGCTTAATACCGTACCATGTGTTACTGCTACCCTCAGGCTTGAACGCCTCTAATCCGATGATGTCACACATTTTACGCACTGGCGGTAGTGGCGTATAGAAGTCAATCTCTTTATCTTGTGCGTTGGCGAGAACGTGCAACGTGGTAAGCATCCAGCGCTGTTGCATAGGACTAACAGCGAGAGCTGCAACGTAACTGCTATTCTCTCTCGGGCCGTCACGGCGCAGGATAAGCATCGCTTGAGTTTGTCCATTCGTGTCAGTGATAACTATAGGCACAGCTGCTGTTGCCTCGATACGTATGTCATTCTGCACAACGCTGCCCCAAAGATTCGTGAACCTATCAGTGGCCTGTAGGTCCTGAAATGACGGCGAAGGACCAGACCAGCTAAGAGGGATGCTTCCGCTCTCGTGAGGTCCCCCACGTATCGCAGCAGCACCAATGTGAAATGTCAGGTCCTCACCGCCCTCATGAGCCATTTGTTGGGCCAACTTCGTCAGTTGCACTGTATCGCGAGCAATCTGAGCTGCGGCTGCAATGTCGTTTTTGTAAGTTAGTGCCACGAGTCCCAGCACAGCGGCTGTAGCGGATAGCTGCACTGTCGCGCGCAGCCCACGATTAGAGTTCAGTGCTACACGTAGACCTGTTAGACCACGACCAGCGACATCTAGGTTGTGTTGTATCGTACGGACTACACTATCTCCAGTGGCCCCATCACTTGGTGCACTGCCTCCTTCCTCGCCGGGTCGACCAGCATGTCCGAAGTTACCGCTACCAGGGCCACCTTTGTAGGCTACTGTTAGTAACCGCGTTGCCTCTTTGGACACCTTGCGAGGTCGCTCACTTGCAGGAATACGCTCGTAGTGGAAATCATATACCTTAGCAGCAGAGATCCACGCTTGATGTAGAGCCTGCCGTTGTATCTCGTGTTTCGGAAGCTCAGGGTGTGCCTTACCGATTACCTGCAGTCGCCGTGTGTACGAGTCGGTCACGTATTTGTTCATTAACGAACCGGCGTGACCCCAGCGGCCCTTGCCGCTCTTGTCGTGTAGTGAGCGTCGAATTACATACGTCTCGTGCGGCGTCACAACACGCAGCTCGCCTACGCGTAGCCGAGCAGCGGTTTCAATGTCCTTGGGGTTGGGTGGCATAGCGTAGTGCATACTCCCATCACGATATCGCGCGGGGGTGCCACGTACTAGCACACCGTCGATGCCGTGTGAGATGATCAGATCATTCTTGGGAAAGTCCAGGTACCCAGGCTTCGTAGTTGCTTTGAACGTCTCGAGCGTACCCGTAAGGGATACTAAGGCTATGGTATCGAAGTTGTTACGTCCTAAATGGCTTTCGACAATGTCTGCAGCTGCCTTAGCAAAGGACATAACACCTTCTTCGACCCAGAGTACTGATTGCTTATGTCCCTCTGTATCACCTTTGAACGGCACGTATGGGTACTCACGTGCCGGCGTACGTGACAATATGGCTCGGTACACAGCTGTAGCGGCCATGGTACCTACAACGCCGACGTTAGCTAAGAACATCAGTTTCTTGTCGGCTGGCATCTGTTGCCATTCCTCACGCGAGGTCTGTACGAAGCGACCACCTGCATCGCGAGCACTGCTGATAAGGCGATTGCTGACACGTGTGACTCGCCCCACTACGCCGTTGCCCCCACTGCCTCCGCCTTCGCCGTCGCCAGGGGCACTACCGCCTTCTTCACCTGGACGTCCTGCGTGTCCCCAGTGTCCAGACCCTGCCCCGCCCTTGCTGTGCGAACGCACAGTGCGCCAGGCTGCTTGCTTCGCAGCACCGTCAGTGAAACCGTTATCCATCAGCTGCGTGTAGTAGCACTCTACCCAAGTACTACGCAGTTCATCAGGCAACTGTAGCACACTACGTGAAGGTCCTACGTAATCAGCCGGCTCAACCACCGTATCTTGTTTCTGGACCATGTCAACCTCTCTGGGGTGTGATACCTCTACGTCTACCGGGAGCACGTACAGGCGACACATGAGGTAACGTGAAAGCTAAGTTAGGCGTCGGCCTTCCGTATACAGCACCGTAAGGGTCACGCAACCTGTCTTGTAGTACTTTAGGCGACAGACCATAGCTCTTGATCAGCACATCGAGTGACGTAGCTATCGGCTGGAAATCACCGTAAGACCAGAAGCTAGTGCCTACAGCCTGCTCTAACTTGGGGTCTGATATGTAACGCCTCAGGTACTGTGTGAAAGCTTTTTCAAAGAATTGTGACCAGTTAGGCTCGAGCGCCTGCAGTTGGTTATTCTCTGCGTATACTTTGAAAGCGGCAGATTGACGTACACTGTCACGGAACAGCAACCACTCAGATTTGAACGACGATGTTGAACCTGGCAGCCCACGGCTTTCAGTTAGCAACCTATTATCTAGATCATTAGCTACGGCGCGTGTTAGGTTAACTACATTCTGAGGTCCTGTGTACAACACAGCTCCAGGACGTGCATTATCACTGACTGCAATTCTGTGTAGACCACGCTCCTCAAAGCCAACTGAAGCGTCGAGTGCATCAAGTAGATCTTGCACCTGCTCGAGGATATCCTTGTTCTGTATGGTGACGTCAAAGTCACGACTGTACAGGTTGGCATCGAACATACGTTGAATCTCAGGCTGAATGTAACTTACTAGCTGCGGTAGGTGCTGCGTCACGTAAGCTGCAGATGCTGTTATACCGAAAGCGACACCGGCGTTCACTGCACGCCCGAGAGGGTGCTCCAGATCTAGCGCGTTAGCTGCGGCTTGGGACCAGGCATCATCGCGAGGGCCTACAGGTTCTAAGTGACAACGACAGTTCGGATGTGCAGGTATCGTATAGGCAACGCCGTCTAAGGAAAACACAGGGTTGCTTACACTAGCAATGGCACCTCTACCTTGATTCATGTCACCGAGGGCAGCACACACACTACATGTTCGCTCGTTCGGATCTGTACGCCAGGCAACTTGTTTATAGCCCTTCAATTTGAAAACTTCGTTGCGTGTCAGACCATATATACGTGACGTTTCAGTTATAGCTATACGGCTCGCCCTGTTGGCGGTTGCAGCGCCTGGACCTCCCGGTAGTATTGTTGCTATATTGTCGATCAGCTCTTGTCTACTACCGCCGCGCTCTGACCAGGAGCGAAAGGCTTGTGTTAGCTGGTTTGCCGTACTCTTATCCAGGTCGGTTACAAACTGTGTGGGGTCATACTTTGCCACTATCTTCCGTGAGGTAGCATCAAACTGTCGATCAGTAATCGCATCCGACGCCGTGCGTCCGACGACCTCGAGCGAGCGCACTAACGTGGTCTGCAACACGTTGGCGAGTGCTGACTGTGTTGCTTTGCTTGTGGTGTCGTCATGCAGCAGTTGAGCGACAAGATCGGTTAGCTGTACCTCTTTGGCTGCCTGTTGCACTGCTGATATGTACTTTTGTAAGTTGGTAACAATCAAGCGTTTCTGGCGTACGAAATGACGGGACAAAGTCGTTTGTAGCTTGTCCTCTGCAGCCTTACGCTGTTGGTGTAACGGATCCAGTGACGTCGCTCCACTCACGGGTACACAACCTCGGTTGGGCGCCAGACCATCTCTTTGCGCGCACTTATGTTAGGTGAGGGTATCGAGTAGGTGCGTGTAGACCAAAGCACGTCAACGCGACCACTCTTGTTGATGGACACGTAAGGCTCGCCAGGCCCAAGCTGCGCCTTCTGAGTTGCTTCCTGCAGTGCCTTGTTCTCCAGCAGCGTCGTAGCTGCGGCTGTGCTTGCAACGTCAGCAGCGTCGGGTTGAGGCCCTGTATCTCCCGTCGAGGTGCTATGTAGTACGACGTCAGTATCCGACAGTGAGACCCAGGAGGGCAGGGCCTCCAATTCCACAAGCAACCTGCGCGCTTCATCGCGTGTGATAATCGCGTAAGGTTGCCCCATAGCGTCAAAAGTAGCAGGTGTCCACAAGGCCCTGACGTTGTTAATCTTGGTTGCCCTTATTTGCTCAGCAAGGAGGTCGCCCTCAGAGTCAGTATTATCGAACGAGAAGTCAACACCTTCAGGTAGCAGGTTCCAACTGATTGCTCTCTCGATGCTAGAGATTGCACGACCGAAGCCTTTACCCTTTGCTTTCTCAGCCTGCACTTGTGCTTCAGTAGCACTGCCGAGGGGGCCTGCCGACATTGGCCAGAACTCCCTGACATCCACACCGAAGTCTAGGGCTAACGTCGCGATGTACGTACTTACGAGGTCCCTGCGGTCGAAGTGTTCTGGCAGCGTTGAGAACGGCACTATTTTGACGTCAACGTTCGATTGCGGCGACATGGTCGACGCCAGCCAAAGAACGCCCTTGAAGATTAGGTTGTTCTTCGACAGCTCTTTGTTCTTGAACAGCTGCATCGCCTCTTCAAGCTCCGGCATTGTGATACCTGAGGCGGTGACAATACCTTGAGGTGGCAGATCGGACAACCTCTCCTGCTCGTAACGGTGCAACATCCAGAGCACACGGGCAGACATCATGGCGCGTGAGGCAGCACAGTAACCAAGACCGAAGTGCGCTTCGCGCGGCGACGGCATGTCAACAATGCGCATGAACTGCTCTGGCTTTAGTTTGACACTGCGTCCGGGAGCCTCAACGGGGTTGTAAATGATGTGGTTCTTAACCCACGTACAGCGGTGAGAATCTAAGTTGTAGATGCCCTTCACAGCACCGGTGTATGAATCGTTACCGTAACCGAGCTCGGCCACACCTCCGAGATCGGTTGCCCAGTAATCCTGCGCATACATCGAGATGAAAGAGTCCCAGCCCATACCATCGTTCGCGAGCGATACAAGCTCATGACCGGCAGCGGCACGATTACGTCCGCCGACGACTTTGAAATCCAGTGACACTACCTTGGATACCATTGTCGATAGTGCCCCAGCCAGGATTGATTCACCACGAATGAACTCGTCCATGTACGCGGCGCGGTCACTCGAACCCCACTCAGGTATCACATCTTCTTTGCGTTGTTGGATCCAGGTGAGCAGGTAGCCTGCTGCCCTATCAATCGCGTCCTCGTCTATTGCGAAACGCGGTTGAACGGAGGCTGTACTTTTACGGTTACGCGTTGTAGCCACTTGATTGCTCCTAATATTAGAACATCGCGCCTGCAGCACCTGTTGTTGTCGCGCCTACCATGCAGTAACGCAAGGCATCGAGCATATGGAACTTGCTTTTGTCTTTGATTTCCGAAGTCGGCAGCCCTCTAGCATCGGACTGCCTTGAGTAGGTTCCCAGTTCATCTCGCAGTGAATGCAAACTATCAAAAACAAAGAACCTGCCGGTACGCGCGGCAGCAACGACGCGCGTGATACCAGATTCAACATCTGAGATCGGTGGAGCGAGTACGGGGATATGCTTCGCACCCCAGTCCCAACGGAACTGGTGCTCGCTTGGAGCACCACCAAACCATGCTACGACTTTGTAACCCTCTGCATCTTTTATTGCAAGGTCCGTTTGTTCATCTGTTGTCAAACCACCGCGCATTTCTTCTTTGAACACATAGTACTTGCGCTCGCTAGGTTTGCTGCCTTCAGGATCGACAGCAACAAAGATGAGGGCTGTGTGCAACGGACCGATATCGATTCCTACGTAGCAAGGCCAGTTGAAAGGTATCTTAAACGGCTTTACAATATGCTTCTCGGTAACGTCGCCATAGATCAACCCTGCAGGTCTGGCATACTCGCCCTTATAGAACATTGAGAATAGCCAGGGTTGTAAATCCTTCTTTGCTTCCTCAAACTCCTCTTGTGAGAATGCAGGGTTCTCTGCGCTATCGAATTGTATGACGTCGTAGTTGGTGTCGCCGTTCTTCCACTTGTCGTATACTTCGAACTTCAACCAGCCTACGTTGTATAGAGTCGTCGCACCAAGCACACGGCCCCTAGATAGTGATAAACGACGGCGTACAGCCTGCCAGGTACCTACTCTGTAATCGTCGTGCCCTACTTCGTCCAGCACAGCCGCCATTGCGGATGCTGATTCAAGGCCACTACCTGACTGTGCTGACCGTAAAATGATACGGCCCCACATTGTATCATCTGCACGTTTAGCCTGGAACTTGCCGGTCTTCGGATTCCGTAACTCGATAACTTTATCACCTGACCAGTAGCGCCCTAGATTCAGCACCTCTTCAAAAACGGTGCGCATCTCCGGTAGTAGCTTGAGCTTAAACATATCGAAGGATGCGCTTACTGCAAGGTAGTCACCGCCGCCTTTCCCTTTGAAGCTACCTGCGCCATAGATCTCACGCCACAACCACCAAGGGACGAAACTTGTGTTGTGTGCAAAGATATCTTGTGCTACGAAGTTCCGGGTTCCTTCGATTTCCAAGTCCCAGGTCTCTTGCATACCTGTGTCGAGTATCTCTGTAATCTTGTCCCAGTAGATGTCAGAGTACGCCTCATTAATACCAACACCGAAGTGTTCTGCCAGCTGCTGTGCTACGTCACGTGAGGGGTACTGCCTTATGTAGCCCTTACCCTTCCTACCACGTGGCGCAAAGCCATGTAGTAGCTCTCTACCTTCTTGATCTACGTATCCATTGTGCTTTGTTTCGGGTCTGTACTGCGGATGACCCAGAGCTCGCCAACATTTATCCAACGGGAAGTCGACACATACGTCCTTCACGTTCTCGCGATGGTTGAGTTTACGCTCTAGAAGTTCCAGTAGTTTCGCCTGCTTGTCACCTACGAAGCCGATATTCTCAGCAAACTTGAACAGTGACTCACGATCCGTGATTCTAAGGCGCCAGCTGTCGAAGATATTACCACGTTCGTCGTATCCAACGGCACGGTACCACTTGTAAGTAATAATACCGAACCTTAGCAGCAAATGCTGTACGTCATCGAGCATGCCCTCTGACGACAGACCTAGTACTACACTTTTCACATCGACAGTGCCGTCTGTACTATACAGGCCTTGTAGCACCTCTGCTATGAACTCGTTGCGTAACGTAAATACGAACTCCGGGATACGTTTATGAATCGCTAAGGTATCCCAAATGCCCCATTGCACGCACAACTCCCGCAGTGCGTTACCCCTTGGTGCGTCTTTGCTGCGTCTGATTCGGTAGTCTGGACGCTTCTCACTTTGCTGCACCAACGTACACGCTTGTGGTAAACAGTCGTTGAAGTCTTTCAGGATCGTGACATCGGTGTTGGTAAACTGCGGCGTAATGCCGCGAGTGCAACCATCACCGAGAATGTAGCCCAATAGGCGCATTTCTTGCGGGTCAGCTGTATTCTGACCAAGTTCAGGGTAGCTACGTGGTACCCCAATCCAATCACCAACCAGCATTTCACCTGCGGGTTTCCAGCCTGTTTCGCTGTATAACGGATGCTCTTTAGTTACCTCGATCTTACGGCCTGTCGCAGTGACAATCGCAAGTAATGGCTTTACACCCATACTCTGCGACTGTAACACCTTAGACCTTTGTATCCGTAATCCTTTGCCGAGGCTTAGTATATGATCGCCAGGTCTTATCTTACAAACTTCAACCGACGCTCCAGTCCCTGTAAAAATCTTCGCCAATGCTGCCAGGCATTTCCCGCCCTGTGTACCGGCGAGTACAAAAATGTTGCGTGCGGAGGAGTCCCATGCACGTAACTGTCCAGGGTGAAAATTCAGACGTAGCGCACCGCCTGTAACGTCATAGAGGGTCTTGGCCATCCACAACCTCGGTCACGCGGGTTGCAACGCCGTCGACAACGTCCAGGTGTGTCGGTTTGATGTCGATAACGTCGGCCGCTTCTATTGCGAGTTGCTCACGTGGTCTTACAATCTCAACCACGTTGAAGTTAACTATCTGCGTGTTACCTTCGGATTTCTCTGCAGTCACGTAACCGAGGCGTGCCTGCAGATCCGTTACCCTCACTAGCGAGTCGATAGCCTTAAGGCTACCAGCTAGCACAGCGGGCATTAACGACTCCACAGCCACTTCCAGGCGATAGAATAGGGTCGAGCGTAGCTCGTTCGCGGCTGCCTCGTTGATGGCGCCTGCACGGTCAAGTGCATCTCTCAGATAACGCTGTACTTGACCGACACTCAGATCCATATCCTTCGCGATCTGGTCGACACGCGTGCCGTGCAAACGTGCTGCTAGTACCTGCGACTGGATCGTGAGGTTCTTAGCGGTGTGCCCAATCGGTTTGAAGATCACGTGGCTTCTCCGATGCGTCTGTACATACGAGATACAGCGTCCGCTATCTGGACACGCATGAGTGCATCGCCTGCAGCGCGTTCCATGAAGCGTTGGCCTTTCTGACCCTTTATCGAACGTGCGAAGATGTAGCCAGCACGCCCGTTACGTGTAACCTTGCCGACAATACGTGCTATCTTACCATGCATCCCAGGTGCAGTCCACACCATTGCTTTGCCCTTCGCGTAGATTCTCTGTCCACGCGGCCCGTAAATGCCGGTGCCGTACTCCACAAAGGCAGCATAGGGGACAGGAATGTGTACTTTGAATTCATCACCGCGGTTGTCAACGTTGATATCAACTCGCAACATAGACCACATGTGCCCTGAGCGACGTGGCACATAGCGGCGGTAGGTATTCAACACAATCGAGTGTATCTCACCGCGGGTTCGCTGTTTCTCAGCCGCAATACGCCGAGCTACCTGGCCTGGCGTTAGAGGTTTTTTACTGAACATTACAATGCCCATTGTCACCACCAGAAGTCACCTTGTTAGAGCATTCTCTAATGTTATTATACCGAAAAACACTGTGCAAGGCAACGTCCAGATGGAAAGGCCCGAACATCTCTACAGAATATGCAAAAATTAGAAGAATTAGAAGATTAGGCGTCGAAGATGCCCCTATAATAGCTATTTAAGGAAAACGTACCTTGTTCGTTGACCTTTCATTTTTCTTAATGTATAGGAGTAAATCTAATTCGTCTAATCTTCTAATTCTTCTAATTGTTACAGTGCGCCTTAAAGTTTGCCACATTTGCTGTCATATCCACAGGCCGTTTTCAATTGGGGCTTGCAAAAAACGAGATGTTATGTTAAAATAGAGTTCTACAATTAAGAAAAGTGGGGGACAATACAACACTGATGCCGATTGCTACTACGATCCTTGCCCTCGACCCAGGGGAGACAACCGGTTACGCATTTCTCCATGATTGTGAACTTGTAGCAGCGGGCGCGTTGCGCATGAATGTATTAGAGCTCTGGCAGTTTCTGCTGTCGACCTGCCCCGACGAGATAGTGTGTGAGAACTTTATCGTCTACGCCGATAAGGCACAGAGTTTGTCGTGGTCACCTGTGTATACAATCAGGTTGATCGGGGTTGTCGAATTATATGCGGAACTGAATCACCTACCTTGGCGACTACAACTTGCAGCAGAGGCAAAAGGATTCATTAAGGATGTTGGAGAGACCAAAAACAAACATGCCGCAGACGCCGTCCGGCACGCCTACTACTACTGCTACAAGACCGGAAAGCTCGGGGCGCGTCAGTGTATTGCAAAAGCGAGCGGAGGTATACGCCCTGAAAGTGCAACCGCCTGACGGTAGCGACCCTACATTACTAGAAGCCAGCGCGCTGAATCTACGCGACCTGATTTCGGAGGGTTATGTACCTTCGTCGCATGCTACTGCCTGGCTACAGCGACAGGAAGCGCTACGCGACCAGCTGACGGCGGCTGCTACCGACACGCGGCCTCTAGTAGAAGAACCACGATTGCTTGATTATCAAACGGCAGGCGTTAGATTCATCCTGCGTTCTAAACACACGCTGCTTGGAGACACTACAGGTGCCGGCAAGACAGTACAGGTGCTTGCTGCCGCTCGTATAGCGAAGGCGACACGTATCGTAGTAGCTGCTCCGCGTTTTTTGCATCTTAAGTGGGCACAGGAAGTCATGGAATGGTATCCCGAAGCGGCCCCCTTAGTCTACGAGAGTACGATAAAGCGCAACAACTTCCTCAAAGACTTTGACCTAAACGATGACCTACCTCAGCCTGTAGTCCTAATAGTTACAGGCAAGGCCCTGAAGAATGAAAATATCAAGAGAGTTAAATGGGACTGGTTCGTCTACGACGAGTCTTCAGCGGTACGTAACAGAGGTACGCAGCTTGCACATGCTGCAACGGGCATACAGGCTAATTATAAGACCTTGATTACAGCCACGGGTCAGGACTCTTTGCCGAGCGAGTTATGGTCACTCCTGCATGTTCTAGAACCACAACGGTTTACCTCTTACTGGCGCTTTGCCAATCAGTTCGTCGACTTCGACGTTGCCCGCGGCCGCGGTGGCATGCAGATCAAGGTACCTAGGGGAGTAAATAAACGAAATCTACCGTACTTGCATGATATCTTAAGTCTGTATCTACTGCGCAGAAGTAGAGCTGACGTAGGATTTGACGAGCCGCAGGAAGAGACCATACCTGTAGAGATGGAACCAACACAGCGCGAAGTTTACGAGCGCGTGGCCCACGAGACGGTAGTCTCATTAACCGACGGTACAGATGTTGTAATACTAAACGAAATGTCACGTCTAATGCCGCTACGTCGCATCTGTGTCAGTCCCCATCTGTTTGATGATAGCTTCCCTGAAATGTCAGGTAAAATACGTGTTGCCGTGGAGTATGCACAGCTGCACAGTGATGAGCAGCTGCTAGTTTTTTGCTCGTTTCGCCCAGGCGTAGAGAGCCTATGTAAACAGATGCAGCTCGTGAAAATATCTGCTGCCTTTATACACGGCGGTTTGACAGATACCACGATTGAGACGGAGATCGCGCGCTTCCAGCAGGGTCATACCCGCGTCTTGGTAACCACGCCTGCTATCGGTGGTTTCGGGCACAACCTCCAAAACAGCAGACGTCTTTTACTTGTCGACAGACCCTACAGCAGGTTGCAAGTACAACAACTTATCGGTCGTCTAATCAGACACGGAGGAGAAGGTACTGTTACTGTTAGCTCACTTGCCTGCATCGACAGCATTGACCAAGACATCGAGTTGCTGCACGGTGATAAACAGGCACGCTTCGATGATGTTTACGTTGCACGCAAAGTTCTTGCTAATCTGCTAGCAAAGTATGCGAGCGGTACGAGAATAACAGGCCGTTCTGCGAAGCAGGCTTGCGGAAAACCTAAGGTTGTAATAAAATTCAAGAAAGAGAGGTAGTTGAGTGAGCGCTATGACGCGCGCGTTAGGGGAAGGCATCCAACGCGTAAACAAGCAGGCATTACAGCTGTACACCTCAGGCCGTGTAACGGATGTTGAACTGCAGAAGATCGTTGCTGCGGGCAAGACGTACGTTGACACCGTCGAAGAGGTACTGACGGATACGACAGCTCTCGAGCTGGACGTATTCAGCGACCCTGTTCTTGCGGTAATGGATCTATTCACACCAGGGAGGAAAACCAATGCCGCCGAAGGCTCCAGTTCGTAAGGCAACCGCGGTTGGCGCGTCGCCACAACCAAAGCAGCTCGCAGCAAGGGAAGCGACGGGACCACAGGCTGCAAGTAGTACTAAAGTACCTCTCGACGTACATGACTACTTGAAAGCACTGGTTTTCGGGTACAGTGGTAGCGGCAAGTCTCACCTGCTAACTACAGTACTCGACTGCCCAGAAGCTCTGCCGGCTCTTGTGATCTCTGTCGATCAGGGTACACGTACACTCTGGCGTCGTTTCAGAAACGCAGACCCTTCACTAGTTCGTCTAGCGCAGGCAAACACTACTGCAGATCTTGACAAAGAGCTTCTGGTCTTGTCGAAGCCACACAACCCTTATAAGCTGTTGGCGATCGACGGTATCTCGACAGCCTACCGGCGGATTCTGCAAGACATCGAGCCACCCTTGACCGTAGCGGGGCACATACTGCCTACATCCATGTCAGAATGGAAGAACGCTACGATAAGAGACCGCGGTATCGTGCTCGAGATCATGACGTACTTAGGTGACTGGCTGACCCGGAAGGTGAACGTACACGTGATTGTCACTGCTTTAGCTGACGATCTAACGAGTGACGAGGGGAAGCAGACAGGCCAAACCGGTGTGCTGCTGCCCGGCAGACTCCGTCGTGCATTTCCTGGCATGTTCGACATGGTCGGGTTTCTAACGGTAGAGGCAGGACCGAAAGTTAGAAACGAACCGAGGCGTACTTTCTGGCGCTTGCAACTGCTGCCCAGCGCGAGCGTTGTAGAGGTGCGTTCAAGGTACGCCGATAGTTCACAGGTAACTGACCTGGTGAACCCTACAGTTGCGATGCTGCTGCAGGCTGCTGCGTTGGAAGGTATAACATACGCACAGACCGCAACTGTCGCAGAGGAAGAGAGTGATGTGTCGGAGGACGCTGTCCTGGAGGACGAGGTGTCGGAAGATGTGACCGCAGCAGAGTCGCAACCAATAGTCCAGGATGTCGTACAGTCAGAGTACGACAACGAGGGTCTAGAATCCGACAGCGGTGTCGTAGGAGATGATGACGGCAATCTCGATCTTGTTGCCGTTTAGGAGGTGAAAATAGGGCAAGAAAGCGGGACCTGTCGAAACATACAGCTCTAGGTGGAGATACCTAAAAATCACAACACAAGAAAGGAACATCACAATGGCTATCTCATTGAATCTGTCCGGTGTGCAAGCACGCTCCTTCGAACCGCTGCCTGAGGGCAAGTACCTGGTCGAGGTCCTCGAGGTCAAAGCGAAGATTGCGGCATCCTCAGGTGCCCCTATGTTGGCTTGGACGTTCCGTGTGCTCGACGAGGATTACGAAGGGCGTCAACTGTTCACGAACACCGTGCTGACCGACAACAGCCTCTGGAAGTTGAAGTCCTTCCTGATCGCTCTCGGTTATACCGAGGAAGAACTGAACGGCGAAATCGAACTGGATCCCGACGAGCTCGTTGGCCTGCAGGCTGTGGCCAGGGTCAAAACACGCGAGTACCAAGGCGAGACGCGCAACGACGTCAACGCACTGGAGGCAGTAGCGGTCGCAGAGCCTTCGACGGCAGCCGAATAGAACGGAAGTCCCTCACATTGTCCAGGCTGCAGAGGAGCAGCCTGGACATCCTATGCTCTTATATCTTGCCCTGGGGGTTGTAGTGCCATGATAGACTTTCCGTTCTTCGAGACATTGTTCGCGAAGGGGTTGCAGACCGACGAGACAATCGAGCTAAGGGCTGTCAGCCCAAGGAAAGGTGAGGAGGCTCTCACACGTAGAGAGTTTGTTACCACTATCCCCTCTATTGACAATTTCGCGCTGAGATACGGGGCCACACATAATATCTACTTCGGTGTGTGCACACGCTTACATGGCATACCCACACGTGCCTTTGCGCTGTGGGCAGATATCGACGGTTTTACTCCTGAGAGTGTGTCAGCATCATATTTGGGTGCCTACCCAATTCCAGCGACATTCATCGTTTCATCAGGCAACGGCACACACCTTTACTGGTGTCTAGATAACACCTCAACCGATCTGGACGAGGTAGAGAAGTCTGTATCCGATATAGCCAAAGCTCTCGGTTCTGATGCTACAGTATACGACCGTGCAAGGATGATGCGAGTACCCGGCACGCTTAACCACAAAAGTGCTACGCCGAAAGGCACCGCCGTCTTAGTGAATAACGCAGGGCTACATTGGGCCTTAAGCGACCTGCATGCAACAGCTCACATTCCTAGCGATGTGCTTAACCTCATTAATACGGGCACTTCGCGTGGATATAAGTCACGTTCAGAGCGTGACTGGCGCGTATTGAAGCAGTTAGCCGAAGTTGGCATCTCAGATGCTGTAGTAGAGTTTATATTCCTAAACAATAAGATAGGCGAAAAGGTATCTGAGAGAGGCGGCGAATATTACCTAAGACATAGTATCAACAGGGCACGCGAGCAAGCTGAAAAGGAAGCGAACAGATCACCGTGGGGTATCGAGGAAGTAGACGGACAGTATGTAATCGACGGTGAAGTAGTCTCAACGTTCGTTTTCAATCCAGCGATGCTATTGGTGACTGAAAGCGAAGATGTCCTGTGTGGCGGCATACAAGCAGCAGGGTATAACTGGGACGGTGTGATGCTACCGCGCAGTGCATTTACAAGGACTGACGCTCTGCTGCGTAATCTACCAAAGGCAGCCTGGCAGTGGCTTGGTAATGACCACGATGCACGTCTACTGTTACCCTACTTCATGGACAAGGTGCGTGATCTCGGACTCCCTAAAAAGAAAGGCACATACCAAATGGGTCGGCATGGTGATCTGTGGGTAACACCAGATGTATTGATCAAGGCCGATAGCGTTGTAGGACGGGATGCTGCCGAGTTGGTGTACATACCGACTAAAAACGAGGCACCTCTTGTAACAGTTGAGGCTGTGGAGCAAGCAGAGATAACAAGCATCGTAAATGATATGATCAAGTACCTGCCGGCACTTAACACACCTGACGTTGTGTGGCAGATGTTAGGCTGGTTCTTCGGTACCTTCCTCAAACCTGCTCTCTTTGAACGTGAGGGAGCTCGCTTCCCCATTATGAACCTAACAGGTACTAGAGGCGCTGGTAAGACAAGCCTGATTCAACTTTTTCTGCGTCTTGCAGGCTACGCTAAACCGATCTCCTTCGACTGTAATACGACGAACTTTGTCCTATTATCACTAATGGGCTCAACAACGTCCACGCCGATTTCGTTGGCTGAGTACAGGGTATCAACGTTAAGAGATCCACAGCGTATATTGCGTTATATTCTGTTATCATATGACCAGAGCAAGGACATGCGCGGACGGCCGGATCAGACAACTGTTTCGTATCCGCTGACTGCGCCCCTTATCATCGACGGTGAAGAGCCTATCACAGACGCTGCAGCTCTCGAAAGGGTTATCACATTACTTGTGCATCCCGAGACGATCAAAGAGGGCACTGTAGCAGCACACTGCTTCAACAGTCTGACAGAGCTACGACTGCAGCGTCTGGTGCTAAGTATAATACAGCACGCTCTCTCATTTGATGTTACAGCTGCATGGCAAGAGGCTACAGCACTCATAGCAGAGTGTATACCTGAGTCTGTACCGTTACGTGTAAGAAACAACGTTACGGTAGTTACTTGTGGTCTATTGCATGCGAACTCCTATGCACTTAAAATGACAGGTCACATGTTCTTGCCGAAGATCAACGCGGAGACACTGCGCGAGATATTCGTGCAAGTAGATACCACACGTGATAAACACAGTCAAATGCTCGGCAGTATGGTGGACTTAGGAGCGGGTAGAACACGTCTCTTGGCTGATGACCTCATCGAGGATGCGCTCAACGCAGCTGCAATGCACTCGCAGACGGGAGGTCCTGCACCCTTCGTGTACAAGACGGAGTTACCAAAGACCATCTGGTTGCATCTGTCATCCACACTAAACTGGTGGGTTACTCAGAGGCGGCTCAGAGGTATGCCCTCAATGGACAGATCGGCGTTGCGTACGCAGCTGCACGAACGCGAGGGCGGCACGACGTCGGGTCAGTATGTTCTGGGTTATCGAACCAGCTCTGTTGGTGGGCAGGCCTGGCACATGACAGGCATCGACGTTACACAGTGTGTTAGCCTAGGTCTCGACGTACCGACCACACTCGTAGAGGCCTTCGGTGTACATGTAGTAGGAATGGGTAGGAAGGCAGCGGCCTAATACAACAAGGAGATACTACAATGGGGAAAAACAACGTAGCAGTGGCAATTCTCTCTGGTGGCCTTGATTCAACCGTGGCGGTGCAGATGGCTCTGTCCCAAGGTCTGCATATTGCAGGAGCAATCACGTTCGTGTACGGCCAGCGACACTCGCGTGAGCTATATCACGCGAAGGCGGTAGCAGGTGTTTACGGCCTAACGGGCCTACGGCATCTCGTAGTGGAAATCCCACCAGCACTAATGCGTGGCAGCGCGCTGACCTCGGGCGGTGGCGACGTGCCCGAGAATCGCACGCCGGAGCAGATGATGCATGGCATTGCTCCGACCTACGTGCCGAACCGTAACATGGTCATGCTCGCGATGGCAGGCTCTTTCGCGTGGCAGCACGACGCCGACACGCTCATAGGCGGTTGGCACTGGGACGACAGCAGCGGCTACCCTAGACAATAATTGGGGTAGTAAAACCCTCTCTGAATAACGGGAAAATCCGCCAATGAAACAGATCACGGACAACCCGATGCAAGCAGACGTAATCTATGCTGCAGGTTTCTTCGATGGTGAAGGTTCCTTCGGCATCTACAACGGTTCTGGTCCGAGCCGTAAAGCTCTCGTATTCGTATGCTCAGTTTGGCAGAGCTACCGACCCGTCCTCGAGTGGTACGTGGAAACCTTCGGCGGTGGTATCTTTGACAGGAAACCAACGCTAGGTAAGGCAGGTTTCGAATGGCGAGTTACGGGACACAGAGCTGCTTGGTTTATCAACTTGATCCAACCCTTCTTGAAGGTAAGGCAAGCTGACGCAGAACTAGCTCTTTGGGTTTGGGAAGCACACCTGAAACCGGAGGAGCGGGTAGTAAGGATTGCAGCCTGGAAGGCGCGTCGTGCAGCAGCAACGACTAAGCGAGAGGGCACCAGTGTAGTAATCGCTGGTGGTGCGATAGTCTGATCTGCAGAAATGGCAAATCTGCAGAGGCGGCAGAAATGACCGCCCGCTCCGTGAGCTAACGGAGTCTAAGTAACAGAATGGATTGCAGGGAGGAATTCCTGGCAGCTACCGAGAACGCGTTGCGCCTCGGGATGGGCCGCTCAGAGTTTACGATCCTACGGCCGTTGATCGGGATGGGCAAGGACGACATTATCAAGGTCGGGCTCGGCATCGGAGCGCCGCTGCGTCTGACATGGAGCTGCTACAAGGGTGGCGACGTACCTTGCGGCAAGTGTGACTCCTGCATCCTGCGCGCGAACGGCTTCGCAACCGCTGGAGTGCAGGATCCTGCCATCGCGTCAGGCATCACACTGAGTCAGATCAAGGCCATCGCATACGAACCTGGAGCAGAGGTCACAAGGGAGGAGTAATGTCTACGTCTACAGTCCTAGACCAGGTAGCGGAGGCCGAAGCAGCTGCCTTCGCATACTACAACAAACTACTTAACAGCAACTTGGCCAGTATCAGCGCACTCATTCGTGAGAGAGGTGATCTGTACGACGCGAAGGGCACCGTACCTGTTTGGCAGAAGATGCCCTTCGGGGATACTTCTTTCATGACACTCGTGTTCATGAAGGCACAGAGGGCGAGGGCTCAAGTTGCCAGCGACGTGCATCCCGATGCACTACGTGACAGTTTGCGC